GATTATTTGCATGCAACGACGCAAATGGAGGATTCATCGTATCTACTGCAGATTATGACAGCACTGGTGTAGCAGATTTTCTGCAATTCCAGATAATAGTTGGCGGAACTGCAAAAGGTGCCTTTAGCGTCAGGACTAAGCGAGTGCCAGGTGAGTGGAACTCCTACTGCTTTGCATGGGATGGCCTAGCTGCGGGGACTAGTTATTTTCCAGCCTGGCTAAATGGCTTGCCTGAGGGATGGTCAACTGTAGTCAACGTAGGAAGCCCTGCTACATCGGTGAGAGATTTGTATGTCGGCTGCCCATCGGACGGCGCGAGCGCGTTCAATGCCATTGATTATGCTGACCTAGTTATCGTTAACCGACCCGGAGCGCTTATAACAACTTCAGAAGTTTTGGCATGGCACGAAAATGGTGCTCTTCCATATGGCACGGTTTTAGCCGATAGCGCCAACTCAAACAATTCTCCAGAATTTGGCGTATTTACTAAAGTGAAAGGCTCGCTTGCAACTTACAGTGGACAAATTGTATGACAGAAACTACAAAAGGCCCAGTTCGCAAGCTAGACGCATCACTGCTAGAAAAAGTTCGCGAGTACATAAGCCTGTACCATGAAGACGGCTATTTTCAGAAGGTTAAAAAGCTGCCTTCTGAGGTTGGTTTGGCCCAGCACATCGGCGTAACGAAAATGACCGTGAACCGGTGGAAGAAGCAGCTTGATGAGGTAGCTGTTGAATTCGCTGAGCTGATGGAAGAGATACACGATTTGCAGCATGAGTGCTTGGTTAATTCGAGCTTATTCGATGAGATTAACGCTCGTGTAGCCACTGTTATTCTAGGCAAGCACGGGTACTCAAGCAGGGTTGAGAACACGCTACAAGGCCCGAATGGTGGCCCCGTTGCGGTAACTAGCGTTTCATTCGTAAGCGCGTTCGATGAAGACCCGGAAGCTGTTTGAGAATAAAATGCCTTCCCCAGTTCGAGCCGCTGATCAACAAAGAGAAGCGGTTCAAAATCGCGGTTGGTGGTCGCTCATCGACTAAAACGACATTCGTTGCCGATTATGTGCTGGTAACGATGATGGGCGGGGGAATTTGGTGTTGTGGCCGTGAGTTCATGCGGTCGATTAGTGAGTCCGTGCACCGTACATTATGTGATGAGATTGAGCGCCTGGACTTACCCGGGTTCAACGAGCGGCCAAACTGCATTGAGCATGTAAGCGGTGGCCGTAATTTTTACGTTAGCCTGGGGCGTAATGTGTTGTCTCTCAAGGGACAGCTAAGCGGCATTAGAGGTTTGTGGATTGAGGAGGCCGAGGGCACTAGCGACAACACGTTGAGAGTATTAACTGCCTCCATGCGTTCATCGGCCCTTGACTTTAAGAGAGCAATGCAATCAGGCACCGCAATCGAAAGCATGCGCCAGCCTGAGATTTGGATGACCATGAACCGAAGCTCGCGCAAGGACCCAATCACTGAGCGGTTTTTGGCAAGAGCTGAGGCAACCCTGGCGCAGGGCAAGCACTACGAAGATGAGCTTTGCATCATTGCCCAGGCAAATTACACAGATTTACCGCGCGACTGGTGGCTGGCTTCAGGTCTTGAGACCGAGCGGGCAGATGATGAGCTGCGATGCTCAAAGGCTTTTTACCGGCACAAATGGTTGGGGGATTACCTGGAAACTGTGGAAAATTCAATCATTGAGTCAGAATGGTTTGACGCCTGTATCGATGCGCATCTTAAACTTGGATTTGAAGCCATTGGCCAGGAAAAAATCGCATACGACCCGGCAGACATGGGTGACGCTAAAGCCCTGGGCCACATGCACGGATCGGTGGTTGTTGACGTTCAACAGAAGACCGACGGCAACATTGATACCGGCACGATTTGGGCGCTTGAATACACCGCACTAACTAAGCCAGACGTGTTTATATGGGATTCTGACGGCATTGGCGGTGGCCTGCTGTCTCAGATCAATATTGCATTGGCTGGCAAGAAAATAGACATCATCCCGTTTAAGGGCCAGAACACTGCCGAGGACCCATACGCGATTTACGGCGAGCCAGACAGCACAGATAAGTCAAAGGGCAAGAGCAACAAAGAACAGTTCTTCAACATGCGGGCCCAGATGTACATCAGGTTGCGTGATCGGATATTCCGCACCTATTTGGCGGTGACGCGTGGTAAATATTACGACCCCGAGGACATGATAAGTTTCAGCTCAAGCATTAAAGACCTAAATGCCCTGCGCTCTGAGCTGTGCAGAATACCGCGCAACCCGAAGAGCGCGCGTGTTAAAATATTATCCAAGGCGGAAATGAAGGCGCCACCTTTGAACCTTGCTTCACCTAATATGGCTGATGCGGTAATGATGCTAATGCGCAATGTGAAGGTTGAAGATGTGCCAGAAGAGTTCGATATTGAAGATTTTAACGGCCATACGGGGAGCTGGATGTCATGAAACTTGGGTATAGAGCCTACTATAATGTTTTCCCATCCAGGACGTTACGTTATGAGTTCCGTCCTGAAAGGCCATTAGCTGGTGCTTCGTGCTTAATCCGTAATTGCCTTGGCGTTCCCCTGGATATGCGAAAAGATATTAGGGAAGTGTGCGCTATTTTCACGCCTGAGAATTCAAGAGGCCAAGGTCTAGCCACTGGGCTTATGAGTAGCCTATGCCGCGAAGCTGATGCATGCAACAAAACCCTGCTCCTAACTATCGACGAGCCAGAACGCGAAAGGCTCACAAAGTTTTACGCCAAGTTAGGTTTTGCAGTAATCGACGACAGTCAGTATTTCATGATGATCAGAAACCCACACGCCGCAGAGGTTGTTCTAAATGTTGGATGATAAGCCCGCAACCTCCGATGACGATATCATCAAAGAGGCGATTGAGTTTCGCCAGATGTCCATGGATGCCAATTCGCTAAACGCGATGATGCAGAAGGAAGACCTAAACTTTCTGCTAGGTGATGAGCACGCCTGGAGCGCTGCCGATGTGGCACAGCGTAAGTCAGCGCGCCGACCGATTATCTCTATCAACAAACTGCCTACAATCATCCGCCAGGTGACGAACGATAACCTGCAAAACACGCCCTCAATTAAGGTGCATCCAGTTGACGACGACGCCGACATTGAAACGGCCAAAGTCATCGGAGGACTGATCCGCAACATTGAATACAGCTCCAATGGCGATGTGGCATATGACACCGCATTGAGCTATGCCGCTCGCGCTGGTGTTGGCTATTGGCGCCTGATCGTTGACTACTGCGATAACAAGTCATTCGACCAAGAGATTAGATTCCAGCGCCTGAGCAATATTTTCGCAGTGCACTTCGATTACGCCTCAGAGGAAATCGACGGCAGCGACCAAACACGCTGTCTACTTGAATCCAGGGTGTCAAAACTCGCGCTCAAACAAATGGGCGCCAAGAAAGAATATGCCAATTTTTCCTGCGGTAAGTGGGTAACCGACAAAGACGCGATCATCGGTGAGTACTACAGAATTGAGGAAACTGCCGACGAATTGCTGCTGCTGTCAAATGGCCGAACCATACTGAAATCTGAACTCAAAAAGATGCCGGTTAACGTCGAGGTGTTAAAAACTCGGCCTACTCAGCGCAAGAAAGTCATGCTGTACAAGATGACAGCGCAGGAGATTTTGGAGCGCACCGAGATTAAGTGCGACTGGATCCCTGTATTCCCAAGCTACGGAAACGAGCTCAACATTGACGGCAAAGTAACTAGAAGCGGTATCACTCGGGACGCAAAATCACCCGCAGCACTGTATAACTACTCTGTGACATCTGCAGCTGAAGAGATTAGGAGCCGAAATAACACGCCATACATTGGCGCGGTTGGTCAGTTCAAAGGCTTCGAGGGCAAGTGGCGGACAGCTAACGTCAGCAACTACCCATACTTGGAATATAACCCTGTAACTGTAAACGACACACTAGCACCGCCTCCACAGCGCCAGCAGACCGCAGAATTCCCCGCAGGCTTGATGGGAATGGCCATGCACTTCAGCGATGACATCAAGGCCACAACCGGGCTTTTCGATTCGTCATTGGGGGCACAGGGCAATGCCACGAGTGGCCGCCAGGAATTAGCCCAGCAGCGCCAGGGTGATTTAAGCAACTACCACTACAAAAGCAACTTTGAGAAGAGCCAGCGCCAGTGTGGCCGGTGCTTGGTCTCTATGCTTCCGCACTACTATGATTCGGAGCGAATCGTTAGAGTCATGGGGTCAGACGGCACGGTCGAGTCGGTAAGAATCAACGCACCGAAAGAAGGCGCAACGGATACCATTCTTAACAACCTAACAGTTGGCAAGTACGACGTTACCATCAGCTCGGGCCCGAACTATCAAACCCAGCGCCAAGAGTCGGCAGAATCCATGCTGGCTATGGCCGAGAAGTACCCGCCGCTGATGGAAATGGCCGGTGATTTGGTTATTAAGTCTCTCGACTGGCCGAACAATGAAGAAATCTCCGAACGTGTGAAAAAGGCAATGCCGCCAGAGCTAACCGGTGGAGACGATGACGAAGAGCAACAATTGCCGCCGCAAGTCCTGCAGTCAATGCAGCAAGACCATGAACAAATGCAGATGATGAGCCAGCAGATTCAAATTCTGACGCAAGAATTGGCAGCAGCGAAGGCCGGTAATGATGCCAAAATTGAAGTGGCCAAAATAAACGCAGACACCAAGCTGGATGATAGGGAGTTGGCGATTTATGGCGATCTACTGAAAGTAAAAATGCAGCCGCCGCCAGATTTGCAGGCAGCGGTTAGTGAGGATTTGGCAGAGGATGAATCATAAAGTGTGGTTTTTATTTTAACCAAAACTATGCTATGTTATAACATAACGAACGTCCATTTTGCCGGTGGGCGAGCATTCGAAACAGGCACTCAACGACGAGAGTAAACGCGCATGACCGATGAAGTAGTTCAGCCCGCAGAAGAAGTAATTGACCAACCCGTAACGACTGAGGAACCCGCAATAGCGGCAGATGCAGAAACGGACGCTACCGAGACCGTAACTGATCCGGTAATTGAAGAAGCTGAAAGCGAGGCGAAAGAGCACAAGCGAAGCGCACAGGCGAGAATTAACGAGCTTACCTGGAAGAATAAGCAGCTTCAAAAGCAAATAGGGGCATTTAACGCTAAAGCGGAGTCATCCGAAGGCATTAAGCGAGATTTGGCGGAACACGAGGCCGAAAAATTAACCGATCAGCGTAATGAGGTTGACCGGGAAATTTGGCAGGCTCGTGAAGAAGCCGCTCAAGCAGATATCCCAGACTATGAACAAGTTGTTAAAACGTCTAAGGCTCACATTGAGGATTCCGTGGCCGATGAGGTTATGTCTAGCGATATGGCCGCCTATTTGTTGTATCACTTGGCTCTCCCGGAAAATGCCGGACTACTCGAAAAATTGAACACTCTAGACGAAAAACAGCTAGTTCGCGAAGTCGCAAAGCTGGAGATTCTGCTAGAAAACAAGAAAACAGCTGACGTTGTGATGAAAAAAACAACCAAAGCGCCGCCACCAGTTACCGCAGTTAAAACGGGTACGTCAGTGGTGGAAAAAAACCTTATGGATCTTCCCTTAGACAAATACACGGCATTGCGCCGCAGTCAGGGCGCTTGCTGGTAACAACCATTTTAAAGGTAAAAACCTATGTCAAGTTTAGCAGTATCGAGCATTGTTTCTAAAGAAACCGCCGCTATTTTGCGCAACAACCTAGCATTCTCCAAACGTGTAAACCGTGACTGGGAGGATGAGTATGGCAATAAGCAGCGCGGCTACCCTACCGGCAACACTATCAACATTCGCAAGCCTAGCCGTTACACCTACCGCCAGGGCCGCGTGGCAGCTCCACAGACTACCACCGAGCCAACTATCCCCTTGACACTAAACCAAGGCGGTGCTGATATTTACTTCACCAGCAACGAACTGGCTACCGGTCTGCAGGGTATGCAGAAGAAAATCATGGCCGCAGCTGTTACGATCATGACCGAAATCGACCGCGTAGGTTGTGAGCTTATGCGCACAGCTACGTTCAACGCGATTGGAACCCCAGGTACGCCTCCAGCCACTCAAGCTTTAGCCGTTGCCGCTTTAACCGGTATGCAGCAACGCATTACCGAAATGGGCGCACCAGTTAAAGGCCCAGGCCGATCCTTGACTATGTCACCCGCGTTAAACTCTGCGCTTGTTCAAGGCTACTCTGGTTTATTTAATAGCCAGAGCCGCATTGCAAAAATGACCGATGATGGTTTATTTTTAGATGGCTACGGTTGTTATGCAGATGTTGACCAGTGCGTTGCCCAGCACACCAACGGCACCCAAGCTGCCACTGGTACTGCCGTTGCGGCTGGTTTGTCTGGATCGTCTATTGCTTGTGCGGCTTTAGGTGGCACTATCAACAAGGGCACCAAGATCAGCTTCCCAGGCGTGTTTGCTGTTAACCCACAAACCCGCGTATCAACTGGGACTCTGGCTCAGTTTGTTATTACCGCCGACCTAGCCGCCGGTGCAGTAGCATTGCCAATTAGCCCAGCCATGGTTACAACCGGACAATTCCAAAACGTGTCGAACGCCACCACAGCTGCAAACTTCACCATTTTCGGTGCAGCTAGCGCTACGTACTCATGCTCAGGCATGTTCCATAAGGATGCGTTTACCCTGGCCATGGTTGATTTGCCTGCTCTTGGCGGCGGTATCGAAACCACCAACTTCAACGAGGATGGCATTGCAATTCGTGTCTCTCGTGGCGCTGACATCGGTAACGATTTGGCTGTAACTCGTCTCGACGTATTATTCGGCTTTGCTGCGGTTTATCCAGAGCTTAGCTGTATTTACGCCATCTAACCCAGGAGCACTAAAATGATTCTTTTAAGCGCAAGTAAGGGTTATGCCGGTTATGCCGGTGGCACCACCGTACAGCTTGACACGTCAACCGAGGCGGCATTAGTCGCTCAGGGTTTGGCAACTGTATCAGCTGGCCCAGTCACCCCAGGCGCAGTAACTACCACGATGAACAAAGGCCGGGCAGGTATTGCCGCTGCTGGTACATCGGTTGTAATTACTAACACCCAAGTCACCACAGAGAGTAAAATCTACGCTGTATTGTCCAATGCTGCAGCAGACGGTACCGCACTTTATGTGGCTCGTATTGCCCCGGCAAATGGGTCGTTTACGATCTATTTAAATGCCGCCGCAACCGCTGCAGTAGCTATCGATTGGTCGATACTAATGCCACAGGGTGAATTTTCTCTGTAATTAAAATCGCGGGTGTAACAGCCCGCCTATTTTTGGTGATACATGGCCACAGCACTAGATATCATCAGGGATTCATTGCGGCTTACCGGATCTATTGCGACCGGTGAACAGCCCGACGCAGATGAGACCTCAGAAAGCCTTCGCGTACTTAATCGCATTCTCGAATTTTTGTCCTTAGATAACATTGTTGTCTGGAATCAATCGGTTCAACAATTCAATACCATAGCCGGTCAAGCATCCTATTCCATAGGCCCAGCCCAGGCATTTAACACCACTAAACCTATTCGAATTAACGACGCTTATTCCACTGTAAACGGCAGTGATTATCCGCTGACTATTGTTTCGCAGAAGTATTACGACTCAATCACGCTAAAAACTCAGCAATCGCAAATACCAGAAAAACTGTTATTTATTAACGGCAATCAGACTGGGACTATTACGCTTTACCCGGTGCCTTCTGCGATCGTTCAAATCAGCCTAAATATCGACGTGCAATTTACTAGCGTGTCGGATGTTAACGCGGCTTTATTGCTGCCAGTTGGCTATGCTGGAATGCTTACCTACCTATTGGCTGAGGAATTGTGCGCGGAATATGGGATAGATGTGCCCATGATGGTGATGAAAAAATCTATTGAGTACCGATCGGCAATTCAGCGGGTTAATAGCGACAGCCTAACCGAGATGGGTTTTGATACGGCTTTAACCGGTGGTTCTTATCCTGGCTATGCCAACTTTATTGCAGGCAATTATTAATGAAGCTACCGGGATTTATTGGCGGGTCTTACACGCTTAGAAGCGTAAACTTTCAGAGCCAGCGCTGTATCAATCTTTACGTTGTAAAGGATGAAGTTGGCCATGGCCTAGACGGTAACGGCGGGTATTTAGCTGGCACACCAGGAAAACGCCTTGTGGCCACTGCTCCAAATGGTGGCCCTATTCGTGGTGAATTTAAAACCGATACTAATTTAGTTTTTGTTGTATCTGGGAATAAGTTTTATTCGTTCGATACTGTAGCTATGACGCTAACTGAGAGAGGCACTCTATCGACTGGAGCCGGTGTTGTTGGCATGGCTTTTAACGGCGTCCAGGTGATGATTGTTGATGGCCTTGGCGGTTACATTTACACCGTATCAACTAGCGTTTTTGCCGCGATTAGCGATGCCGACATGCCAAAGGCCACTCATATTGAATTTATCGATGGCTATTTCATCCTTAACAACATTGGCACCGATAAGTTTTACATTACCGCGCTTTATGATGGATATGACATCGACGGGCTAGATTTTGGGGTTTTAAAGTCATCCCCAGGAAGCCTGGTAAGCATGACAACATTGCGCAATCAGTTGTGGGTATTTGGCCTAAATAATACTCAGGTTTACTACAATTCCGGAGACCCATCGTTTCCGTTTTCAGAGATTGACGGCGTGTTCATGGATTTTGGTTGCGTAGCTCCATATTCATTGTGCCGCATTGACCAAACCGTGATGTGGCTGGGATCGAGTAAAGATGGGGCGGGTATTGTGTACATGGCTAACGGCTTCCAGCCTCAGCGCGTATCCACGACAGCTATTGAGATTAAAATTCAAAGCTATGCCGATATGACATCCGCAAAGTCGTATGCGTACCAGCAAGAAGGTGCGACGTTTTACTGCTTAATTTTTGACGAGACAGTTTTTGTTTACGAAATTAATACTGGCGTTTGGCATGAGCGCTGCGAGTTTGTAGATGGAGAGTTTTTGCGGGATCGGGCAGAAAACCATGTTTATTCAAACGGCCTACATCTTGTTGGCGACTACGAAAACGGCAATATTTATGCTTTAGATTTAGACGTTTTTACCAGCAATGGAAACGTTCTGAAGCGACTAAGAACAAGCCCGCATGCAAGTAAAGACGGTAAATTTATTTACTATAATGCGCTTGAGGTTGAATGCGAGTATGGAGTTGGAACAAATACTGGCCAGGGCCTTGATCCTAAGCTTATTTATCGGCACTCAAATGATGGTGGCCACACATACAGCAGCGAGCGACTAGCACCAATTGGTAAAATAGGCGAAACAAAAAAGACTGTTAAATATACCAAGTGCGGCAGGGCGCGCAGCAGGACATTTGAAACATCAATTACAGACCCGGTAAAAATTGCACTATTCGACGCACGAATTGATTTCAAAGTAGGTTCAAGATAATGGCCACGCCTATAGCAATGTTACCGCAAAGCGTTCCGTTTTTGATGAGCAACGGGACTATATCAACGCAGTGGTATATGTTTTTCCAGTTTCTTTATGTGCGAACTGGCGGTGCCATTGCAGAATCTAACACAGAGCTGCAGTCTCAAATTGATTCGGCACCAGTGCAGACCGGTTTTTCAGGAGACTTTTCCGATGAGGTAGCGTGGATAAATCAATTTATGGACCTTAATAGAGCGGAATTTGAGCGCATGATTGATGAGCAAAACTGCGCCCCAGCGCAGCAAGTTTCACTGAATGATTACGACCCGGCAGCCGTGGCTATAACTGGTGGAAGTATTGACAGTACCGGCATAGGGGCCACCACTCCTGCAAATGGTAAGTTCGTCGCCTTAACGACTGGAGAGGCTGCCCAGATACTCAATACCAGCATTGCCTCAACTAATTACGCGGGCGCTGCCGCTGGCACTCTGTTAAATAGTCCGGCAGCCGGAAACCCAGTAAAATGGTGTGCATTTAATGATAATGGAACCTTACGAAAATTCCCCACTTGGTGATTTATGACAGTTACGAATAAGTGTTTAGTCCCTTACAAAGAAATCGAGAACGCGCAGACAACACAGATAACCGCGTCAGTACGAACTATTTTGGACAAGATCACATCAACTAACCATTCTGGCGCGCCTGCAACTGTGACCTTATACAAGGTTCCTAGTGGTGGTTCAGTCGGTGTTAGTAATTTGGTAAAGGCAAAAACATTTGCAGCCGGTGAGTCTTATACTTGGCCGGAATTGGTTGGGCATACTTTGAACGTCGGGGATTTTATATCTGGCATTTGTACAGTTGCTGCGGCGGTGAACATAAGCATCAGCGGCAGGGAAAATACCAACTAATGCTTTCTGCGGAGTGGTGTTCCGACTGTTATGTTATAACATCAATTGTTACTCATCCGCAGGTTTATCCTTATGTGTCAGACGACAACAGCCCACCGCCAGAAGAGTTTAAACTGCCCGAGATAGGCCCTGATTTTTTCGCCGTTTCATGCTTTGATGGCGGTCATATTGTTGGATGTTTTTTGTTTAGAAGAGTAGATCATGATTGCTGTGAAATTCATACGTGCATGTTGCCTGCAGCCAGAGGTAAGGCGGTAGAGTTTGGCAATCTTGCCGTACAAATGATATTCAGCGAAACACCGTATAGCACCATAGTAACGTTTATACCGGTAACCAACTCAAAGGCAAAAAGATTGGCCATCAAGTGCGGATTTGTAGAAATAGGCGATCACTCCCCTATGCCAATCGGCGGGGAATTGATAGAAACCAAAGAATTTATGCTGAGTAAATATGTAT